GATGCCTCGTCCACTAGGGACGGTGATTGTGCAATTGGTATCGACATCGCGCCGAACCGTTCGTACGCTGCCATTGGTCTATACAGCTACGGCACTACTGGCTTAGGTCACATGCACTTGATCGGATACGGGGCCGGTACTAACTGGCTCATGGAACGGATCAATGAATTGCGGACGCAGGTCAATCCGTTGGCATGGGGCATGGGACTTGGCACGTATACGTCGCTTAAGGCTGATCTACAGGCGAACAAGTACGAAAAGCCAGAGAGCATCGACGATTTCAAGCATGGCGACGTGTTGGTCCTTAATGGAACCATGATGAATGGCGCATGTGGACATATCCTCGATGCAGTTCGCGATAAGACGATGCTGGTCAAGCCGGACGAAAACAATCCCGAGATTCTGGACGACGCCGTGGCCGGTGCCGTCTTGAAAGAGGGAAACGACGCGGTAGCGTGGTCACGCAAAGGGAAGTCCGATATCACGCCACTAGTAGCCTTGACGTGTGCCCGTTGGGCATTTGTGTCACTGATCGACAACATTAAGCCCGATCAATTCTTTGGATCATGGAGATAAAGGATCATGGCCACGAAGATCTCGTGCTCGTTCTGCCACGAGTGGATCAGCGACCTCTCCACAGTGGGGCAGCATCGGAATGGCGCGTGCCGCGAGCCAGGAGCGCCGCAGGGCACCGAAGAGGCCTCTGCCGGTACGCGGACACCAGCGAGCGCTCACCGGCCGGTACAGAGCCGCTGGCAAGACGGGACCGAGACGCGTTGATCTTCCTGGCGAGGATCTTGTGGTCTATCGGGTGGGTGTGCGCCAAGAGTTACGTGTTTCTACTAAGGACCGTTGCTTGGTTGATAATGGCCGTGAAATTGGGATGGCGGGACGGAGTGAAGCATGGCGGACCTACTCCGTAGGATCAGCACCGAGCTGTCCCGTTTGGGAAACAAAGAGGTGGAACAGCGGTCTAGTATAGACACGTGGATCACTGATTATTTGCTGCCAGCAAATGTCATGAACTACAACGGTTATTCGTATGGATTCGGCAATCAGCAGGGGAATCCGAATGACCTGATCCAGAGTTATATGCTTGGGCAAAAAACGAAGGAGATTGTTGGTACGCTTCCGGCGTATACAGCGGCCATTCAAAAATCTCCGGCTGCCTTTGCCGCTGAATGCGTTCGTGCATCGGTGCTGTCGCAAGTGAGGTTTACGTTTCGCAATCGTCGGCGTACTGCTACTGCTCGTCGATTGTTTGGCACGAGCGAGCTTAATATCCTCGATAACCCGTGGCCAGGTGCTGTCACCGGTGACTTGATTTCCATAATGGAATGGCATGTCGGTCTGGCTGGTAATTCCTATGTGACCAGACAACCTGATCGGCTTAGGGTATTGCGTCCTGATTGGACCGCGGTCCTTTATGGATCACAGCGCGAGCCGGATGATCCAACGTTGGCACTAGACGCTGACATCTTGGGATATGTCTATGTTAACGGTGGATTCAGCAATCCGAAGGGTCGTCCTGAAACGATCACGCCGGAGAACATGTGCCACTGGTATCCGTTGCCAGATCCTTTGTGTGCTGGCATTGGCATGTCATGGATGACTCCCGCCGTGCGAGAAATGCAGGCAGATATAGCGGCGTCCGAGCACAAGCTAAATTTCTTTAAGAATGGCGCTAGTCCCAACATGGTGGTCAAGGGATTGCCGAGTCAGTCTAAAAAGGCCTTTGACGAAGCGGTTGATCAACTTGAAGCGCGTCACACTGGTCTAGGCAACGCTTATCGGACCTTGTATCTTGCCGCTGGTGCTGATGTCACGGTTGTCGGTTCTAACTTGCAGCAAATGGACTTTGCTACCACACAAGGTCAAGGCGAAACTCGCATCACGGCACTGTCGCGAGTACCGGCGATTATGGTCGGTCTGTCGGAAGGCCTAAAGGGTGCCGCGTTGAACGCTGGCAACTTTGGCCAGGTACGCCGCATGTTTGCTGACACATGGGTGTTTCCTACGCTGCAAAACTTGTCGGCATCACTGGCGAACATTATCAACGTGCCTACCGATGCCGAGCTATGGTATGACGTTCTCGATATGCCGATCTTGCGTGAGGATGCGCTAGATGCTGCTGCGATCACACAGCAATTGGCGACGACAATCGGTGGTCTAGTCCGCGATGGGTTTACGCCAGAGTCATCGGTTGCGGCTGCGACAGCAGGGGATATGTCGTTGCTTGTTCCGATTCCTGGTTGGATCAGTGTCCAGCTACAGCCCGGCGGTAATGGTGCACCGATAACGCCACCGAACGTACCAAAGACAGCAGCACCTAGTCCGGCAAATATGCCGAGTAAGCAGAGTGTTAATAAGAACGGCGGTAATAACAACAATGGCTGACTCAGCGAATTCTCAGGGCGAGAATCTACTGGAATGCTACCGGTCTATACCATTCGAGCAGGATGGTATGAGCGATGGTCGAACCTTTGAGGGTTACGCCGCTGTTTTCAACTCGCCTACTCGGATCAGCGGTTGGGAAGGCGATTTCAACGAGACTATCGCGCCCGGTGCTTTCGCTCGTTCATTGAACGAGAAGATGCCCGCATTGATGTTCGAGCATGGGAAACACCCTCTCATTGGGACGATGCCTCTTGGCGTGATCACTAGCGCCAGGGAAGACACCAATGGTCTCTACATCGAAGCTCGGTTGTCGGATAACTGGCTGATTCAACCCGTGCGTGATGCCGTACGGGACAAGGCCATCACTGGCATGTCGTTTCGGTTCTCGGTTCCTGATGGTGGTGACACGTGGGTGAGGTCTAAGGGCAAGCTTCCTGAAAGGACACTCACCGACGTCACGGTTGCCGAGTTGGGGCCGGTCGTGTTCCCCGCTTACACACCGACGACAGCAAGCGTACGATCCTTATTGGATGAACTTGGGGAAGAGCTTACCGGGCGATCGGATACGCGGAGTACCGATGGCGGTAATGATGAAGAGGAGAAAATCAACTCGCGTATCCGATCAAGGATATTCGCCTGGAATACCCGAAAGATGGTGCCGTAATGGGCGCAACCGAAGACAAGGATAAAGAGCAGGAGCGTGCAAATCTCCTGCCTCAAACGTTGGATGACTTGCGCGGTAAGACTCCCGATGAATTGCGCAAGATCGTCGATGTGCTTGACGCTCACCTGAAAGACCTCCACCAGAACGAGGTTGGCGAGCTTCGGGACATGGACGAAGCCGAGCAATCGGCATTCGATCTTGGCATGGAACTGCGCGACGTTGCAGTCAAAAAGATCGAAGAGCACGTCCGCATTGCCGAGGTGTTCCGTCGTCGGCCGAAGGCAGTCGAACAGGTCTACGCCAATATCCGTAACGGGATCGATGAGCGTGCTAGCGATGTTCGCCGGTTGACCAATCAGGAAGCACGCGACCGTGCATTGAGGACGATCGAGTCGAAGAATAACTCGATCATGCTCAAGCCTGATCAGCTCGACGCATTGGATGCACAGGTTCGGACCAGCACCGATATCGCCCGCCGTGTGATCGTGACGGAGAACGAGGCATACCGGGAAGCGTGGATGAAGATGTCCACACAGCCGAATGCCGGATATCTTCTCAGTGATGAAGAGCGTGATGCTCTGCGATCATGGGAAGAGTATCGTGCAATGTCGGAAGGTACCAGCTCTGCCGGTGGTTACGGTATTCCCGTATTCATTGACCCGAGCATCATCCTGACGGCACAGGGTTCGGGTAACCCGTTCCTGCAATTGGCACGGCAGGTGAACGTCAACACGAACGCATGGAAGGGTGTTTCATCGGCTGGTGTGTCTTGGGCATTCCAGGCAGAAGCGGCGACGGTTGCGGATAACTCCCCGACTCTCGCACAGCCGACGGTGAACGTCTACATGGCACGTGGTTTCCTTCCGTTCTCGATTGAATTGGAACAGGACTACCCGTCGTTCGCTAGCGAAATGGCTACGTTGCTCGCATCGGGTTACGATGAACTGTTGATCGACAAGTTCACTCGTGGTTCCGGTACGAATGAGCCGACTGGTCTCGTCACGGCACTTGCTGCTGACACGACCGACCAGGTTCTACTTGCGACAAACGGTGCGCTTGCTACCGGTGACGTTTACAACGTGTGGCAAGGTTTGCCGCAACGGTTCCGGCGTAACGCATCATGGTTGATGTCGGTGGCAATCAACAACAAGATCCGACAGCTCGGTACGGCTAACGTGTTCCACGCGTTTACCGTGAACTTGCCGAGTGAGTGGGCCGACTTCCTATTCGGGAAGGCAACCTACGAAACTCCGTACATGACGGACCTCACCTCGACGGCACCGACGAATGTCGCTGTCGTGGGTGATTTCCAGAACTACGTCATCGCCCGTCGTGGTGGCATGTCCGTGGAATTGGTTCCGACCCTTGTGGACGTCACGAACAACAGGCCTACTGGCCAGCGTGGTTGGTTCGCGTACTCCCGCATCGGTGGAAACTCTGTCAACAACCAGGGTTTCCGTTTGCTCAACCAAACCTGATTCCACTTTGGATATTCGGTGGGTACGGTTTCTCACTGTACCGTGCCCGCCGAATATCGCCTCACTAAGAGAGGTGTAATTAATGGGCGCTCTTTTAGGGGTGAATGGTGCGGGTTTCGTTACTACACCTGGGGCGAATGCCGTAATTGCGTCATGCACGATGCCAACGAATATCAACACCATTTACGTGTATAGGATCTTGGTTCGTACTGGCTACAATGCCGGTACTCCCGCCGCTGCCGAGCAAACTAGCGGTGGCAATATGCAGCTCAAACTTGATGATGTTCAAGCGGCTAAACTCGCCACACCTCCCGTTGTGGGGCCGGGAGGATACGTGACGTTCGAGTTTCTGGCGTTCATGAACG